TTGTGATACCTCTGTGCAGAGAGCATCACGACGAGTTGCACGCTGGCCCTGTGGCATTTGAAGCGAAATACGGCGACCAGTTAACGCTGCTGTTTCGGTTTTTAGATCGTGCGCTGGCAATCGGCGTAATAGCATGAACAGTGGAGACAACATGCGTGATATGTATGAAGTTATGGACCTCTGGGGAGCCTGGGCATCTTCAGACAATAGTGGCGTTGACTGGCAGCCGATTGCGGCAGGGTTCAAAGGGTTATTGACACATGGAAAGAAATCACGTCTTCAGTGTGACGATGATGAAGGGATCATGATTGATGGATGTGTAGCGAGATTACGGAAATATAAGCCAGAAGAGTATGAGTTGATTATTGCTCATTTCGTTATAGGGCTATCGCTACGAACAATCGCAAAAAAAAGAAAATGCTCAGATGGAACAATACGTAAACAATTACAAACCGCGTTAGGGTTTATTGAGGGCACGCTCTGTATGTTATGAGATTGAGGATAAGCCGCTAATGCGGCTTATTTGGTATTTAAATCCCTCTTTTCTTTAAAGAGTTCTTTTATTTTCAACGGGATGAAAGTTGATTGTATGAAAGAAAAACACGTTAAAAATGAAATCATATGTGCTATGAACGATTTTGCTATCAGGAACCACTCGCCCTTTTGTTGCGTTTCTTTAGATATCAAATAAAATATAAAAATCAAGGCTAATGTAAAAATATAAAGTAAAAATAAAAGATAGTACTTATTAAATCGCATTAAAAAGCGTTTTTCCTGATTGGCTGCATCAAGTACGCTAATATTATTCATTATAACTGAGTTTTCACCAGACATGGTGATGACTAAAAGCAAGAAGCCAGAAAGAATTGAAAATACGTTTGCGACAAGATTTAGCGCATCGTTATTATTAGTCAATGTGTGTGTTAAGAAAAATGAAAAGCAAATGGAGGCTAATATGTTTAACCCTGAGATTAAAATCCCAGTTACATTAAAATTTTTTAACATTTCAGCCTCCTTTTTTGTACATTATAGCTCTTTAGCTGCAAAATCCTCTAGGATTTCTTTCGCATATTTGGCATTTATTGATTTTGAACCATATGGAACAGTAAAGTAGACCTTTGTAAGTTTCAGGTTATCACTGGTGATTTTCTCGCCTTTTTTCGTTTCGATATAGAAATCAGCATCAAGTTCGCTTACCCAAGCCGCTGGGTCGCTTTCAATTGACTGGGCTAATTCCACATTGCCTTTTGCGTCTAAAGTTAAATGACCTGAAATGCCTTTGGTTTTAATTTTTGGTTCTTTTTTAAAGATTGACTCAATTAATCCCGGAGCCTTAACGAAATCGCTTTCATCGACCTCAATATTCAAATGAAGGGCTCTTAGTTTGTCACTTTTAATTCTTTGGATAACATTCTTTTGAAGAATAGCTGACGGTTGTACTTTTAAACCGAACTGCTCAAAAATTTTGGCGATTTTAACTTCACACCAATTGGTTGATATTTGCATCAATGCTGCAACTTCATTACCTTTGACCAAAATAAATGCGTGCAGATCATCAAGGTTTTCGACATCAAGCAAATCACCAGCTGTCTTAATAAGAGGGGTAATAGATACTTGTGCTTTTGGGTTATATAACGCAAAGTGAAAATAATGATAGGCACCTGTTGAACTGAATTCTTTCAACTTAAGGTGCTTTTCAGAATTTATTTTTATAACTGAGTCGACCTTGAATTTTGTTGATTGTTTGATTTGGTCATAGAACACGTTCGTATTCGCAGTGTTCACTTTGAACGCACGTACCAAGCATTTTTTGGTATGACTGTCTTGTTTTACATTAGAGAAATTCATGTAATTTCCTGCTGTTAAGTTTGATTTATGAGATTTTAAACAAATGCTAACGCGTACGCAAAAACTATCGTAACCTGTTAAGGGTGGTTTCTACGCCACGGACTTAAAACGATATCTAGGCCTCATTTTGCTGTGGCTTACTGCATTTAAGGGTTGCCTTCGGACGGCCCTTTTGTTTCCCCTCATATCTAAGAGGACTTACGGCAATAAGAGGGGGCTAAATGTTCGAACCGGTTTCTGAGACGGACGTCGAATCTCAACTGGCCGAGCTAAGTATGTCTACAGGCATACTTAAGAATTTCTAACCCCAGCCTCAGTTCAGTCAGTTACACTCCCATTAGTGAAAGGGAGGGAAAGCTATGAAAGAAGGTTTCTACTGGATACAGCACAACGGCAGGGTTCAGGTTGCCTACTACACCAAAGACGAAACCGAAGACCTTGAAACGGGCCGAACTATAACAGGTGTATGGCATCTCACGCGTGGCGATGACATCTGCCATAACGGAGAAGCCGAGGTCTTGCAGGGCCCGCTAAACTCACCTCATATCCGCTAACAGGCATTGACGCCTTGCTTCAAATTTGTATAGCTTACACAGTGGTGAATCCCCCTATGCGGTGGGGCGTCTGGACAGGCAGGTGAGTAACGCGGTTCTGTGGTCTGGCACAGAGTCACCGGGAGGCACCCGGCACCACAATCTACATCTTATCCAGATAACTCCATTCTCAGGGCTGCCAATTGGCGGCCTTTTTTATTTCCCCTCATTTCTGAGAGGACTCACGGCAATAAGAGGGGGCTAAATGTCCGATCCGATTTCCGGCACTGGGCTGACCGGTGGTGCCCTTACGGGTGCCAGTGTCTATGGACTGCTGACCGGGACAGATTACGGTGTGGTGTTTGGCGCGTTTGCAGGGGCTGTATTCTACATCGCTACAGCCGCTGACCTGGGCGCGGTACGTCGAATGGCATATTTCGTTGTGTCTTATATCGCCGGTATTCTCTGTTCCGGCCTGGTGGGTTCGAAGCTGGCTAACTGGACTGGTTACAGCGATAAACCTCTGGACGCCATTGGCGCCGTTATTGTTTCTGCTTTAGCCGTCAAAATCCTGACGTTCCTGAATAACCAGGATGTCGGCTCGCTGGTGGCGCTGATAACGCGCCGGGGAGGTTCTGGTGGTACTAAATGACCCGACAGCAACTATCAACGCGCTGCTCTGCGCCGGGGTGGTGATCACCCTGATGTTTTACCGTCGCGGTGATTCACGTCATCGCCCGTGGGTTTCCCGCCTGGCGTGGTTGATTACTGTCACGTACAGCGCGGTGCCGTTAGCCTATCTGTGCGGCATATACCCTCATTCATCGTGGGCCACCATTGGTGCCAACGTCATTTTCCTTTCCGTGCTGGTGACCGTCAGAGGCAACGTGGCGCGCCTGGTTGATCATCTGAGGCAATAATGAACCAAACACAATTTCAGAAGGCGGCTAACCTCAGCGCCGGGATGGCTGCGCGCTGGTTTCAGCATATTGACGCTGCAATGAAGGAATATGGCATAACTGCGCCGCTCGATCAGGCCATGTTTATTGCGCAGATGGGGCATGAGTCTGGCGGGTTTATACGTGTGGTTGAAAACCTGAACTATGCAGCCGAAAGCCTGGTACCAACTTTCGGCAGCCACCGCATCACGGCACAGCAGGCCGCCGCCCTCGGCAGAACGGCAACGCAGCCGGCCAACCAAAAGGCAATCGCCAATCTGGTTTATGGGAATGAGTGGGGCAAAAAGAACCTCGGTAACCAGGTTGCGGGCGACGGGTGGAAATACCGCGGGCGAGGACTGAAGCAGATCACCGGGTTGAGCAACTATCGCAGCTGCGGCCTGTACATGATGCTGGATCTTGTGACCCACCCGGAACTGCTCGAGCAGGATGTGTACGCTGCCCGATCAGCTGCATGGTTCTTCGCATCCCGAGGCTGCCTTCTTCATTCGGGCGATGTCGAGCGCGTAACGCTGATCATCAATGGCGGCCGCAATGGTCTGGATAGGCGGCGCATTCTTTTCAACCTGGCAAAATCCGTGCTGGTGTGAGGTCACAATGGGTATCGAAATGATTATTGGGCTGGCTGCAGCGGTGATCGCTGCTATCGCTGGCGCATTTGGATTAGGCCATTCACGCGGCACCAGCAAAGCGGAAGCAAAAGCTGATCAGCAGCGTACCGAAGATAACGCCGCGGCAACGGTCGCAGCAGCAGAACGCAGGGTAGAAGCAACGAAAGAGGCCAGCAATGTACAGCAGACTGTTAACCATATGCCTGATGACGATGTTGCTCGCGAGCTGCGGAACAACTGGACCAGCAAAGGTTGAGGTAATCGACACTGGCTGCGACTGGGTAAAGCCAATCTATCTTACTGAGCACGACATCGATGTGCTGGACCGCCAGACGAAAAAGGACATACTGGCGCATAACATTGCGTGGCATCGGAACTGCGAGGGAAAAATACCCCTTCCGAAATGAAATCCTGCAGTTCGGAAGGGAGACCAAGAGGGGTCATCATTACAAGGAGGATATGAATGTAGTGCATGACTCTACAAAAATCCGAAGTATTAAAATAATAACGTAAATGACACTTTTTTTAGATTTAGCTAATACCTTCTGATTATTTATTGGCCCGACTAAGCAAAAAGTTTTATACAACTCACATTAAAAATTTCGCCATCAACTACATTCAAATTGCACGAGTGATTCGACATCTTTGCCATTTGAGCCAATCCCCCTAAGCGGTGGGGCAACCAGTAAATGCTGGACGAATGCGAATTTACTTGCTGGAGTAAGTTCACCGGGAGGCACCCGGGGTTTGAGGGGAAGACTGAAGGAACAGGTATAACGTCGAACTTTGTGCAAAAGCTATCTACATTGCTGCATGACCCTGACCAGTTCTGTCCGAGCTGGTCTTTTTTTGGCAAAAAAAAGCCCCCTGGAGAGAGGGCAACACATGCTATGGACGGATGTTTCTGAGTGTGCTCATGCGGGTCATGAGATAGTTCCATGGGATTCCCTGGTGTAGGTAGGAGCCTTGCAGGGAGTTATAAATATGGTACGTGGTTCTGATTTAACAAGCGGAAGCGGTAACACCAGGATGATTCTTAATACATAAAAGCAAACGTACTGATATAGGCTCATATGCTTTATTAAAGTCTTAACCCTGAGGCCCAGACACCGTCTCCTCTGAACTTTAAGCATAGAAAATTCTTAGCCTCAAAATCGAGAGGCTTTTTAATCACCGAGGAATAAGCATGACAGTAGTTCTTACAGCAAAACAGATTGAGGACCTGGCAATCTTCGCCAAAGAAGACGGCCAGCCACAATACACCATCACCACTGTGACAATCCCTGAGTTTGAAGCGGATGATGGCGAGATTACCCCTGAATATACCGGACTGATTGCGTACTCCGATTCACTTGAGCATGGTGTGCTGCAACTCGACGACTAAGTAACCATTACAAAGCTCATCTGCTGGTGGGCTTGATAATGATTATGAGAGTTTAACGAGGAAAAAAACCGGAAGATGCGACATCATCATCCCCGGCAACTTGATACTCCCGTGTTGTATTTATTTCCCAAAGAAATCATGGCTTATTAAGTACATATGGGCAAGGAAACGAAACATTAAATTAACTTAAGTGAAACATTTCATATTTATTTAGTATTGATTACCAATCCAAAACAAAATCGCGCATGTGAGCATCTTCGTATGTGGATATGAAAATGATATTGCCACCATAAGCGAGGAGGGAAATGCTAGAGTTTTTGAAAAAAAAGCCCTCACAAGAAGGACCACAGGAGTCTCAGTTCAGGTGCTCTTTTTATTGGTTTTTCCCCGGAGTTGGCATTCTCCGCATCAGGGTCCTGTACAGCCTGGCAATCTACCTGATAACAACAAGCGTAAGCGTGGGATATTAAGAATTTCGTCAGGTGCCATCACCATGGGCAGACCCATCGCAATGGCAATAGGGGATAAAACGCAGATAAGCCATTAGGGGATAAACTGCGTTTATCGGTAGGCATGCACTCTTAGAGGGCGATAATGCTTTACTAAATGGTTTGCAGATTTATCCTAATAGCTCTTTTTTGAATGGAGTTAGGTTAATGAAATTCCTTTGGGCAATTTGTCTCGTATTCGGGGTAATTGGTTTTATAGAGGGTATTGTCAGCGTGTTTGGCGCTGTCAGCGCGCCTCAGCAGGCGGCTGGGGCAGCAATGGGGCTTGCATGGGCGGTAATTCCATACTGCATTTGTCGTGCTATCCAGCAGATGAGACCGCAGGAAGTTGTTATCAAAAAAGACGAATAGCCTCAGACATTCCTTGAAATACAGCCTCGCTTATGCGGGGCTTTTTATGTGCCTCGTACGCGCTTCATAAAGAGACTTCCAATCGTGAGCCTGTCAATATTGCAAATGATAATTAATATCATTCATGGGTCCTTTCCGGCATATCGGCCTGTTACGGGGCGGCGTCCTCGCAGATTCTCGCTATTTATGAAAATTTTCGGGTTTTTGCCGTTTCCGTTCTTCTTCTTGTTATCTGGCTGTTTTTACTAAAAATACCCCTTCAAAAGAAAAGAAATTGTGAAGCCTGAAAAACGGTGATTTGGCGTTTGTCGTTTCCTTTCTCTGTTTTATGCCAGGAGTGAGCAATGGAGGTTAACAAAAAACATCTATCCGAGATTTTCGGTGTCAGCGTTCGCACGATCCAGAACTGGCAGGACCAGGGGATGCCGGTAGCGCGTGGAGGCGGGAAGGGAAACGAGGTTCTGTATGATTCCGCCGCCGTTATCGAATGGTATTCAGCGCGGGATGCTGCAATAGAAAATGAAAAATTACGAAAAGAGGTTGAGGATCTGCGCATTGCTTCCGAGTCCGATCTTCAACCCGGCACCATTGAATATGAGCGACACCGTCTCACCCGAGCACAGGCTGACGCTCAGGAACTTAAAAATGCCAAAGAGTCCGCTGAGGTGGTGGAGACCGCATTCTGCACGTTCGTGCTGTCGCGGATAGCCGGAGAAATTGCCAGTATTCTCGATGGAGTGCCTCTGTCGGTTCAGCGGCGCTTCCCGGAGCTGGAAAACCGACATATTGATTTCCTTAAGAAGGACATCATTAAGGCCATGAACAAAGCAGCTGCGCTGGATGAAATGATACCGGGGTTGCTGAGTGAATATATCGAACAGCCAGGCTAAGGGGGTACAGCACTCTGTGAGTGCGGGGCTCCGATCGCTCTTCCGTCCCGAGCCGCAGACAGCCGTTGAGTGGGCAGACGATAATTATTATCTTCCGAAAGAGTCTGCTTACCAGGAGGGACGCTGGGAAACACTGCCATTTCAGCGTGCGATCATGAATGCGATGGGCAATGACTATATCCGTGAAGTGAACGTCGTGAAGTCTGCCCGTGTTAGTTATTCAAAAATGCTGCTCGGGGTTTATGCGTATTTCATCCAGCATAAGCAGCGAAACTCCCTTATCTGGTTGCCAACTGACGGCGATGCCGAAAACTTTATGAAGTCGCATGTCGAACCGACAATCCGTGATATTCCCACCTTGCTGGCGCTGGCTCCCTGGTATGGCAAAAAACACCGGGACAACACCCTCAGTATGAAGCGATTTTCAAACGGGCGTGGGTTCTGGTGTCTGGGGGGGAAGGCCGCAAAAAACTATCGTGAGAAATCCGTCGATGTGGCGGGCTATGACGAACTGGCTGCCTTCGATGAAGATATCGAGAAAGAGGGCTCCCCGACATTTCTGGGCGATAAGCGTATCGAAGGATCGGTCTGGCCCAAGTCTATCCGGGGATCCACACCAAAAGTCAGGGGCACCTGCCAGATTGAGCGTGCTGCTAAAGAGTCACAGCATTTTTTACGGTTCCACGTTCCTTGCCCGCATTGTGGGGAAGAGCAGTACCTGAAATTCGGCGATAAAGAGACGCCGTTCGGTTTCAAGTGGACGCCGGGTGAACCTGCCAGCGTGTTCTATCTTTGCGAGCACAACGCCTGTGTGATCAAGCAGCAGGAACTCGATTTTGCGCAGGCACGTTATATTTGCGACGAAACGGGTATATGGACGCGGGACGGTCTGTGCTGGTTTTCATCATCCGGTACCGAAATTGATCCACCAGACAGCGTCACTTTTCATATCTGGACCGCTTACAGCCCCTTCACGACCTGGGTACAAATCGTCAAAGACTGGATCAAAACAAAAGGGGATACCGGCAAGCGTAAGACTTTCGTGAATACTACGCTTGGCGAGACATGGGAGCCGAAAATCGGCGATCGCCCCGATGCTGACGTGATGGCCGAACGCAAAGAACACTTTGGCGCCGCGGTTCCGGAACGGGTTGCCTATCTCACTGCAGGGATCGACTCACAGCTTGATCGTTATGAAATGCGGGTCTGGGGGTGGGGGCCAGGTGAAGAAAGCTGGCTCATCGACAGACTGATTATCATGGGCCGTCATGACGATGAAGCCACTCTGCTCAGGGTGGATGAGGGGATCAACCGGACATATACCCGGCAGAATGGAGTGGAAATGTCGATTTCACGTATCTGCTGGGATATTGGCGGTATCGACCCGACCATCGTTTATACCCGCTCGAAAAAGCATGGCCTGTTCCGCCTGATACCTATTAAAGGAGCATCTGTCTACGGTAAACCCGTTGCGAGCATGCCACGTAAACGCAACAAAAACGGTGTTTATCTTACGGAAGTGGGGACCGATACGGCAAAAGAACAAATCTATAACCGTTTCACACTGGTGCCAGAGGGCGACGAGCCCCTTGCTGGCGCGGTGCATTTCCCGAATAACCCTGAAATCTATGATTTAGCTGAAGCTCAGCAACTGACAGCTGAGGAGCAGGTCGAAAAGTGGGTGGACGGCAAGAAAAAAATCGTATGGGACAGCAAAAAACGACGAAATGAAGCGCTTGACTGCTTTGTATATGCACTTGCAGCCCTGCGGATCAGCATCTCGCGGTGGCAGCTTAATCTCGATGCTCTCCTGGCAGGTCTGCTGGAGGAAGACAGCGGCCGTAAAAATAATAAAACCCTGGCGGATTACGCCCGGGCATTATCCGGAGAAGAATAATGGCGACACAGGCTGACCTGGAAGCAGCGCGCGCTGCGTTACATGACCTCATGGTGGGTAAGCGGGTTGCGACGGTACAGAAAGATGGTCGCAAAGTGGAGTTTACCGCCACTTCTGTCTCTGACCTCAAAAAATACATTGCTGACCTTGAATCTCAGGTTGGTTCCACTTCACGGCGCCGGGGACCGGCAGGGTTTTACGTATGAAATTACCAGCTTTAGTGGGGCCGGACGGTAAAACATCCCTGCGGGACTATGCCGGTTATCACGGCGGTGGCGGCGGCTTTGGCGGCCAGTTGCGATCCTGGAATCCGCCCATCGAAAGTGCTGATGCGGCGCTCCTGCCTAATTTCTCACGTGGAAATGCCCGTGCTGACGATCTTGTACGAAATAACGGCTACGCAGCAAACGCCGTGCAACTTCACCAGGATCACATAGTCGGGTCATTTTTCAGACTGAGTTACTGCCCGAGCTGGCGTTATCTTGGCATTAAAGAAGAGGAGAGCCGCGCGTTTGCCAGGGAGGTGGAAGCCGCCTGGTATGAGTATGCTGAAGATGACTTTTGCGGAATTGATGCCGAGCGCAAGCGAACGTTTACGATGATGATCCGTGAGGGGGTCGCGACGCATGCATTCAACGGTGAGTTGTGCGTGCAGCCCACCTGGGACAGTGATTCAACGCGGCTTTTCCGCACGCAATTCAAAATGGTCAGCCCGAAGCGCGTGAGCAACCCGAATAACATGGGGGACACCCGGAACTGCCGTGCCGGTGTCAGCATAAACGATGCTGGTGCAGCGCTGGGCTATTACGTGAGTGAGGACGGTTACCCGGGCTGGATGGCACAGAAATGGACGTATATTCCCCGGGAACTGCCCGGGGGCAGACCATCGTTTATCCATGTGTTCGAGCCGCTCGAAGACGGGCAAACCCGCGGCGCTAACGTGTTTTACAGCGTGATGGAGCAGATGAAGATGCTCGACACCCTGCAAAACACGCAGCTGCAGAGTGCGATCGTGAAAGCGATGTATGCAGCCACCATCGAAAGCGAACTGGATACGCAGACGGCAATGGACTTTATCCTCGGCTCTGACAGTAAAGACCAGCAAAGCAAAATGACAGGGTGGCTCGGTGAGATGGCATCGTATTACACCGCGGCGCCGGTTCGGCTCGGTGGTGCCAAAGTCCCGCACCTGATGCCTGGTGATTCACTGAATCTGCAGTCAGCACAGGATACGGATAACGGTTATTCAACCTTTGAACAGTCACTGCTGCGCTATATCGCCGCCGGGCTGGGGGTGTCATACGAGCAGCTCTCGCGTAACTATTCCCAGATGAGTTACTCCACCGCACGCGCCAGCGCCAATGAATCCTGGGCGTTCTTTATGGGTCGCCGCAAGTTCGTCGCAGCCCGGCAGGCCTGTCAGATGTTTGTCTGCTGGCTGGAAGAGGCGATTGCGCGCCGGGTTGTCACGCTCCCATCCAAAGCCAGGTTCAGCTTCCATGAAGCGAGAACCTCATGGGGCAACGCAAACTGGATCGGTTCGGGGCGTATGGCTATTGATGGCCTGAAGGAGGTGCAGGAGGCTGTAATGCTGATCGAGGCCGGTCTCAGTACCTATGAGAAGGAGTGCGCCAAACGCGGGGATGACTATCAGGAAATATTTTCTCAGCAGGTACGTGAAACTATGGAGCGCCGGAGTGCGGGCCTAAAACCTCCGGCCTGGGCGGCAGCCGCTTTTGAATCCGGGCTGAAAAAATCAAACGAGGAGGATAAAGATGACGCCAGAGCTGCGTAATCTCCCGCATATTGCCAGCATGGCCTTTAATGAGCCGCTGATGCTTGAACCCGCCTACGCGCGGGTTTTCTTTTGCGCGCTGGCGGGCCAGTTGGGCATTACCCGACTTACCGATACGGTGTCGGGCGCAACGCTTGGTGCTGAGCAGATTGCCGAACCGCTGGCGCTCTTTGGCGATGACGAGGAAATGGGTCCCCGGCCGTCGCGCAGTTATCAGATAACGAACGGCATCGCGGTGCTGCCAGTTTCCGGCACGCTGGTGAGTAAAACCCGTTCGCTGCAGCCTTATTCCGGCATGACGGGATACAACGGCATTATTGCCCGCCTGCAGCAGGCCATGAGTGATCCCGGTGTCGACGGCATTCTTCTCGATATGGATACGCCCGGCGGGATGGTGTCTGGCGCATTTGACTGCGCCGACATTATTGCGCGTATGCGCGATATCAAACCCATCTGGGCGCTGGCAAACGATATGAACTGCAGCGCCGGGCAGCTTATCGCCAGTGCCGCTTCCCGCCGGCTGGTTACCCAGACCGCGCGGACGGGCTCAATCGGCGTGATGATGGCGCACAGCAATTACGGAGCCGCCCTGAAAACGCAGGGCGTCGAGGTCACGCTGATTTACAGCGGCGATCATAAAATCGACGGCAATCCCTACGAAAAACTACCAAAGGACGTTCGCGCTGACTTTCAGACGCGAATAGACGCCACGCGTCAGATGTTTGCCGAAAAGGTTTCCGCTTATACCCGCATGTCTGTGCAGGCCGTACTGGACACCGAGGCAGCTGTCTTCTCCGGCCAGGAGTCCGTGGATAACGGTCTGGCGGATGAACTTGTTAACAATACCGATGCGCTCGGCGTGATGCGTGAAGCACTCGACAGACGCAAAAAAACAACCACTGGAGGAACTATGCCATCACCTTCTGCATCTGCAGCGACCAATCAGCCAGCTGACCAGACATCTTCACAGACTACTGCACCGGCCGAGCAGGTCACTACCGATGACACAACAACCGCTGCCTTGACGGCCCCGGCAGACCTCAGCGCTCAGGTATCGGCAGCCGTAGCCGCCGAGAATGGTCGCATCATGGGTATTCTGAACTGTGAAGAGGCAAAAGGTCGCGAATCACAGGCCCGTGCGCTGGCCGAAACGCTGGGTATGACGGTCGAAAGTGCGCAGCGCATTCTGGCCGCGGCACCGCAAAGCGCCCAGGCGCGTACCGATACGGCGCTGGATCGTCTGATGGAAACCGCACCAGGCGCGCTTTCAACAGGGAATGCCTCTGCTGAAGCCGGCGACGATTTGTTAAACACCCCCGTTTAAGAGGCTAACATGGCAATCACCGAAGTATTTACTCATCACCAGCCGCTCGGTAACAGCGATCCGGCACACACCGCGTATGCACCGGGCGAACTGACGGCATCCACCCCGGCAATGACCCCGCTTATGCTCGATGCCACGTCCGGCAAACTGACCATCTGGGACGGCGAGCATGCAGGTGCAGCATGCGGCATTCTGGCTGTTACTGCAGATCAGAGCAGCGCGGAGCTGGCATTTTATAAATCCGGCTCATTCCGCATTGAAGATGTGCTCTGGCCTTCTGCCGTCACCGACGACCACATTAAGCGCAATGCTTTTACCGGCACGGGCATCAGCATCGTTTAAGTCACTTCGTATCAGTCTCTTTCATCCATAAAGGCCGCCAGCGCGGCTTTTTTTACGGGAAAAATCTATGTCAATGTATACCACTGCCCAGTTGCTGGCGGTCAATGAGAAGAAATTTAAGTTCGATCCGCTTTTCCTGCGCATTTTCTTCCGCGAAAGCTATCCCTTCAGCACTGAGAAAGTGTACCTGTCGCAAATCCCGGGTCTGGTTAACATGGCGCTATATGTCTCGCCTGTTATTTCCGGCAAGGTCATCCGTTCCCGCGGGGGTACCACCTCAGAATTTACACCTGGATATGTCAAACCCAAGCACGAAGTAAACCCGCAGATGACCCTGCGTCGCCTGCCGGATGAAGATCCACAGAACCTGGCGGATCCTGCCTATCGCCGCCGCCGCATCATTCTTCAGAACATGAAGGATGAAGAGCTGGCGATTGCGCAGGTCGAAGAGATGCAGGCCGTATCCGCCGTACTCAGCGGTAAATACACCATGACCGGGGAGGCGTTCGAGCCGGTGGAGGTGGATATGCAGCGCAGCGCCAGAAACAACATTGTTCAGGCAGGTGCTGCGGCCTGGTCCGCCCGGGACAAGGAAACCTATGATCCGACCGATGACATCGAGACGTATGCGGTGAATGCCAGTGGCGTGGTCAACATTATTGTTTTCGATCCGAAGGGCTGGTCACTGTTCCGCTCCTTCAAAGCGGTAAAAGACAAGCTGGATACCCGCCGCGGCTCTAACTCGGAACTTGAGACGGCCCTGAAGGATCTCGGTCAGGCGGTTTCCTATAAGGGTATGTACGGCGATGTGGCAATCGTCGTGTATGCCGGTCAGTACGTTGAAGGAGGCGCGCAGAAGAATTACCTGCCGGATAACACCATGGTACTGGGTAACACACAGGCGCGCGGTCTGCGAACCTATGGCTGCATCCAGGATGTGGACGCGCAGCGTGAGGGCATTAACGCCTCTGCACGCTATCCGAAAAACTGGGTACAGACCGGCGACCCGGCCCGTGAGTTTACCATGATCCAGTCCGCGCCGCTGATGCTGCTTGCAGACGCGGACGAGTTTGTTTCCGTAAAACTCGCGTAATTTCCATTCAGTGGCCCTGCGGGGCCATATCTCAGGAATAGCTTCCATGACTGAAAAAGAAACACTGATCGCCCGTCTGAAAGATCTGGGCAAAATGCTTGGCCGCGATGTGAATACCAGCGGAACAATCCAGGAGCTTTCGATGCGTATTGCCGAGCTTGAAGAAGAGCTGGATGAAGGAGCAGACGAGAATACCGGTGAAAGCAGCGGTCAGGCCGAAGCTGGTAGTGGGACAAATGCGGGCAAAATTGAACCCCCGGAAACTGCCGGTGCTGACTTAACCTCATCTGGCAATGATGAGCTGGTGGCAGTTGAAACGCGGGTCACGCTGCATGTTGATGCGTTGCACGGCATACGGAACGAACCTGTATCAATTGTTGAACCTGGCGTCACTATCCGCGTTGCTGAGAAAGTGGCAGTCGATCTGATTTCTCATGGGCTGGCCCGAGAAATCTGACAGGGGGCACCGTGGCTGATTTCGATAATCTCTTTGATGCTGCAATGTCCCGGGCGGATGACACGATCCGCGGCGTTATGGGTGCTAAGGCAACGGTGACGTCCGGCGCATTGTTAGGTGCCACGTTAAACGGGGTATTCGATGACCCTGAAAACATCGGCTATGCCGGGGCGGGGATCCGAATTGAGGGCACCAGTCCGTCGTTGTTTGTGAAAACAGCTACTGTTAACCGGCTGGAGCGTCTGGACGTCCTGACGATTAACGGACGGATTTTCTGGGTTGACCGTATTGGTCCGGACGATTGCGGATCGTGTCACATCTGGCTGGGGAACGGCACCCCGCCATCAGGCACCCGCCGTCGTTAAGGAGGGGGTATGTCCATCAAAGGTCTTGAGCAGGCGATAGATAATCTCAACAGTATAAGTAAAACGGCGGTACCCCGCGCTTCAGCTCAGGCGGTTAACCGTGTGGCTGGCCGGGCAGTCAGCCGGAGCGTGGCTGTTGTATCAAAAGAGACGCGTGTCCCACGAAAGCTGGTGAAGCAGAGGGCCAGGGTACGGCGGGCAACGGTCAAAAAACCGCGCGCACTTATCCGCGTGAACCGCGGCAATTTACCGGCCATAAAGCTCGGTACCGCTAGCGTGCGCCTCTCCCGCAGGAAGCGGGATAAAAAAGGGGCCAACAGTGTCCTGCGAATTGGCCCTTTCCGCTTTCCGGGCGGATTCATTCAGCAGCTTAATAACGGTCGCTGGCATGTCATGAGGCGAACAACAAAGCCCCGTTATCCGATCGAAGTTGTCAGCATTCCTCTGGCAGCCCCATTAACCACGGCATTTAAAGCTGAGCTGCCTAAGCTTATGGACTCTGATATGCCCAAAGAACTCAGGGCTTCCCTTACAAACCAACTCAGGCTGATTCTGACACGATGAAACACAGTGACATCCGACAGTCGATCCTCGACTCGCTGGAAAGCGCAATCGGCACAGACGCTATTTATTTTGACGGCAGGCCTGCTGTCCTCGAGGAAGGCGACTTCCCGGCCATTGCCGTCTATCTGACCGATGCAGAGTACACAGGAGAAGAGCTGGATGCCGATATCTGGCAGGCCACTCTTCATATTGAAGTTTTTCTTCCGGCGCAGGTACCTGATTCGGAGCTGGATGAATGGATGGAAGCGCGTATTTATCCGGTTCTGGCGGAGATCCCGGGGCTTGCATTCCTGATCACCACCATGGTGCAGCAGGGCTATGACTACCAGCGCGATGATGATATCGGTCTCTGGAGTTCAGTCGACCTGAAATATTCCATTACCTACGAAATGTGAGGACGTTATGACCACACCTAACCCGCTGGCACCGACGAAAGGTGCCGGTACCACGCTCTGGATTTATACCGGCAGCGGTGATCCCTATGCCAGCCCGGTTTCGGATGCTGGCTGGCTGCGCCTGGCAAAGATTAAGGATCTACAGCCAGGTGAACTCACCGCCGAGTCAGAAGATGACACCTACATTGATGATGATAACGCCGATTGGACCTCCACCATGCAGGGGCAAAAATCCGCCGGCGATACCAGCTTTACCCTGGCATGGCTGCCGGGTGAAAGCGGTCAGCAGGATCTGGTGAACTGGTTCGATGGCGGCGCGGTGAAGGGATACAAAATCAAATACCCGAATGGTGCCGTCGATGTATTTAAAGGCTGGGTAAGCAGCCTGGGTAAGTCGGTTTCAGCAAAAGAAGTGATTACCCGAACGGTAAAAATCACCAATAACGGTAAACCCGCTCTGGCAGAAGACATCGGCACGGCGGTGATTGGCGTGACCGGGATCAGCCTGGATAAATCCACCGCCGCGGTTGCTGTCGGTGCGACCACGCAGCTGGTCGTATCAGTCCTTCCATCCAGCGCCTCTGACGCCTCCTTCCGTGTGGCGACCTCCGACCCGTCGAAGGCCACAGTAACCCTCAGCGGTTCAACTCTGACTGTCACCGGCGTGGCAGCGGGCATCGTTGAAATTATCGTCATGACCAATAGCGGTAACTTTGTGGCGATCTGCAAGGTGACCGTTTCCTGAATCCCGGGGCGTGAGCCCTGTACTCCGGAGTTAATATGTTTCTCAAAACTGAACTGCTCGAGCGTAACGGCAGCAGCGTGACGCTGTACCAGTTGTCGGCGCTGCAGCGCATCGAACACCTTGAATACCTGAAAAAGCTGGAAGTGGTTGAAGAAGGTGATTTCCAGGCTGCTATCACCCTCACCGTGAAAAACGGTGCTTACCTGGTGGCTCTGTCACTCTGGCATGGTCATGCGCTGAAAGGCACCTTACCTGAGGGTGCGTCAGCGGAAGTGTCTAAAATTCAGGATGAAGTCCTGCAGACATGGCCGACAGAGCTTATTGCTGAAGCGGATTATAAGGTGAAACTCCTCTCCGGCATGATTGAACCGCAGTCGGAGGATCTGCAGGGTGAAATCAGCGAACCTGCAGAACCTGTTACGGCGGAAAAGCCCTCGCCAGTGAGCTGACGTTTGCGCTGAAACTGGCGCGCGAGTTCGGTCGCCCTGACTGGCGCGCCATGCTTGCTGGCATGTCCTCAACGGAGTATGGCGACTGGAAAAACTTCTATCGGGATAACTTCTTTCATGATGCGCAGCTGGACGCCCACTTCTCCGGCCTGCTCTACACCATTTCAACCCTGTTTTTTGCCGATCCGGAGCTGACGCCTGACAGCTTCAGCATTCTTTCGCCTGCATCTGAGCCTGTTGAAGTAGCAGAGCAGGACGACGATGCGCTGATGGCGAAGGCGGCAGGTATATCAGGAGGCGTGCGTTATGGCCCAGACGGCAGTCGGTGATCTGGTTGTTAATCTTGACGTTAACTCGACGAAATTTAACGAGCAAATCAGCTACGTCAAAAAAGAATTTAAGCAGACGGGAGACGCGGCGAACGATTCAGCTTTGCGGATCCAGCAGTCATTCAGCCGCCAGGAGAGCGCTGCCCGTAAGGCAGGCATCTCTGTCGGTCAGTATACCGCGGCGATGCGCATGCTCCCGGCGCAGTTTACTGATGTGGCAACGCAGCTGGCAGGCGGGCAGAACCCCTGGCTGATCCTGCTCCAGCAGGGCGGTCAGGTAAAAGATTCCTTTGGCGGTGTTATTCCAACGTTTCGTGCGCTGTTGGGTTCTGTCTCGCCAGTTATGCTTGGTATCGGTGCGCTCTCTTCAGCGACAGGGGCGCTGTTATATACCTGGTATGCCGGCTCGTCCACATTATCCGATTTCAACAAAACACTGGTTCTCTCCGGTAACACCGCGGGACTGACTGCCGATCGGATGCTCACGCTGGCGCGAAGCGGCCAGTCCGCCGGACTTACGTTTAATCAGACGAGCAAGGCACTGACGGAGCTGATCAATGCTGGCGTGCGTGCCGGTGCCCATTTTGACGACATGAGTCAGGCCGTGGCCCGCTTCACCGAAGCATCGGGTGTACCAGTCGATAAGGTTGCCGCTGCGTATGGCAAGCTGACAACTGACCCGACATCCGGGCTTATTGCAATGGCCCAGCAATTTCACAACGTCACCGCCGAGCAAATCGCACATGTCGCCCAGTTGCAGCGTGCCGGTGATGAAGCCGTGGCACTTAAGGCGGCAAACGACGCGGCCACTGCCGGATTCAACGATCAGACCAAATCCATTCGCGACAATATGGGGTCGATTGAAACTGCTGCCGATACGCTGAAGCGCGCCTTCAAATCGATGTGGGATGCGGCGCTTGATGTCGGTCGGCCCGATACCGCCCAGGAAATGGTGGCAAAAGCAGAAGCTGCGTTCAAAAAAGCCGATGAGATCTGGAACCTGCGAAAGGGCGATCATTATGTAAATGATGAGGCGCGCGCCCGGTTCTGGAATGACCGGGAGACAGCCCGCCTGGCACTGGATATGGCGCAGCAGCAGGCGGGGATTGCTAAAGCGAACGAGGAGAATACCTCCCGCGAAGCAGCAGCGGAATCTGACCGTCAGAAGTATGCCGCGCAGGCACAGGCCAACTATTCAAAAACCCAATCAGCACTGGAAAAATACACGGCCCGCCAGAGCGAGCTTAACAAGGCACTGAAAGAGGGGCGGATCCTCCAGGCAGACTACAACATCAACCTGGCGGCAGCCAAAAAGGAATACGATGACTCGCTGAAGAAACCAACAAAAATCAGGACGCCGGGTGGCGCGAAGCTCACTGACAGCACCAGTATGCAGACACTGGAGCTGCAGACGCAACTAGAGGTGTTGCGCCAGCACAGTGATATTAACGACACGATTAGCCAGCAGCGTCAGCAGCTGTGGAAAGAGCAGGCCAGATTTACGGTCCTTGAGCAGGCTGCGAAAACCCGAGCGCTGACCGAAGATGAAAAGTCCCTGCTCGCCAGCAAGGAGAGGGTGCTCGCGCAGGCAGAGATCAATGCAAAACTAGGTGACCAGATCGCCACGCAGGAGCGCCTGAACCGTCTGCAGGACACGTCGCAGAAGTATGAAACCCAGATGGGTGAGAAAACGCGGGCGCTGGCGGAAAGTGCCGGAAAGAGCAGTCGTGCGGCACAGCGGCGCAATGAAGAGGCTCAGTTACTTCAGGGGTGGAAAAACGGCGGCGGGTCTGAAAAAGATCCGGGGTATCAGAAAGAGCTGCAGGCGCTACAGGGATACTACCAGCAGCAGGATAAGATACGCGGTGACTGGCTGTCCGGTGGGAAATCCGCCTGGGCTGATTACGCCGATTCAGCCGGAGACGCGTACGGCCAGATGAAAAATGTCGCGGCCAGCACCTTTGACGGCATGACGCAAAACCTTGCCGACATGCTTACCACCGGGAAAGCAAAATGGGGTGACTTCACCCGCTCAACGCTTTCAATGCTGGCGCAGATCGCCCTTAAACAGGCGGGGGTAGGGATTGTGGGCGCTGTGAGTTCGGCAATCGGATTCGCTGGGGGCGGCTATACCGGGTCGGGCGGTAAATATGAACCTGCCGGGGTGGTTCACCGCGGGGAGTTCGTTTTTACCAAAGAGGCGACCAACCGGATCGGAGTAGGCAATCTGTACAGCATGATGCGCGGTTACGCATCCGGCGGGTTAGTCGGCGGCGGCAGTATGCCCGCTTCGCCCATGGGAGGGGTAAGTGTCTATGCCCCAGTCAGTGTCAGTCAGCAGGGCGGTGGCGGAGACACCAGCCAAGCTGACACCATCGGAACGGCTCGGCAGCTTCAGGGCATTGTCCAGCAGACCATCACTGACCGGCTCAAAAAGGAAATGGGGCCTGGTGGTGTACTTTACTCAAGGAGATAGCGGTGACAGACACATTCGGCTGGCGTACCCGTAAAACGGCCCGGGGAAGTGAAAGTGCTCGCACGCTTCAGTCCCAGTTTGGAGACGGGTATAAACAGATCGCCGGGATGGGGCTCAACGACAGGTCCGAATCCTGGGATCTAGACTGGACGGGAACACGCAGCGAGGCTGCTACCTTGCGCGCGTTCCTTATGTCGCACATCACCAAATCGTTCTGGTGGACGAACCCATGGGGAGAAAAGAAGCTCTACCGGATGAAAGCTGATTCATTCAGTGTTTCATTCCCTTCTGGAAAAATAGCGACTGTGACGTTCACTTTCGAGCAGGCCTTTGCTCCCTGAATATCTTTAAATCCAGTTTAACCAACCGCCTCCGGGCGGTTTTTTTATGGAGTGAATATGAGTTTCACGCAGGATATACAGCAGCTGGAACCTGGGCAGCTTGTCCAGCTGATTGAAATTGACGGCACTGAATTTGGCATGGATACGATACTGCGCTTCCATGCGCACAATATTGCCACGGCTGGCTGGGCGGCCTTCGCCGCCGATAACCTGCCCGCGATTGTCTGGCAGGGTCAGCAGTACGATCCTTACCCATACGAGCTGAAAGGCCTGGAACTCTCCAGCACCGGGGCCCAGCCCACTCCCACGCTTTCCGTGTCGAATGTCGGAAACTACGTGACGGCGCTTTGCCTTGAGTTCGACGACCTGGCGAAGGCGAAGGTGAAGATCCACACCACGCTGGCGAAATATCTGGACGCAGCCAACTGGACAGCGGGCAACCCGAATGCCAGCCCGGTAGATGAGCGCGTACAGCTTTTTTACGTAAATGCCAAAACCGCAGAAACGCGGGTACAGGTCGACTTTGAGCTGTGCTCGCCGTTCGACATCCAGAACCTGCAGCTACCCACCCGGCAGATCACTCCGGTCTGCACCTGGTGCACGCGCGGCTGGTACCGCACCGGTACAGGATGCGACTACAACGGGAACCGCTATTTTCTTAAGGACGGCTCCCCCACGGATAACCCGGCGCTGGATATGTGCGGTGGTCTGATGCCGGACTGCGAAGCGCGGTTCGGGGCCGGTAACCCGCTGCCGTTTGGCGGTTTCCCGGCGGCCAACCTTCAGGGCAAATAACCATGCGGAAAAAACTGATGGATGCGATCCGCGCCCACGTCTCAGCGGAATATCCGAACGAGGCCTGTGGTGTGGTGGTGCAGGCGGGACGGACGCAGCAGTACATCCCGTGCCGCAATATTTCGGCAACACCCACAGAGGCTTTCACTATCTCGCCGAAGGATAAGCTCGCCGCGTCGGAGTTGGGTGAAATCATTATGATTATCCACTCCCACCCGGATGTGGTGCAGCTTGTTCCGTCCGAAATGGACAGAGTGCAGTGCGACTGGTCTGGAGTGGAGTGGGGTATCATGAGCTGGCCGGACGGGGATTTCTGCACCCTGGCGCCACGTGAGGACCGGGACTACGCCGGGCGGCGCTGGGTGCTGGGCTTTGCCGACTGCTGGGCACTGATCCGGGAGTGGTACCAGCGCGAGCACGGCATTGCCCTGGGTGATTACTCGGTACCGTACGAGTGGTGGGAGCAGGGCGAAAACCGCTACGACGATAACTGGGAGGCAGAAGGCTTTATTCAGGTCGACCCGGCGGATATAAGGCCCGGAGATATGATCATGATGCGCGTACAGGCACAGGTAACCAACCACGCGGCTGTTTACCTTGGTCACCACGAGCACCAGGACAATATCATGTTACACCATAATTTCGGCAGCCTGTCTGCCCGGGTTCCGTACGGCAAGTACTACCGCGACCGCACCGTTCGTGTGGTCCGGCACAAGGAGTTGATGAATGCTCAAGACACTGATTCTTGAAGGTCGTATGGCGAAAAAGTTCGGGCGCGAGCACAAATTTCACGTTGAGGATTTGCGCGAGATGCTCCGCGCCATGTGCAGCCAGGTTCCCGGCTTCAAACGCTACCTGTCAGAGGGGCATATGAAGGGGATCCGCTTCGCCTTCTTCAATGGCAAAAACAACATCGGCCTTGATGAGTTCGACATGACCCGCGGCGGGGCAGTGTACCGGATTTCAGCCATAACCGAAGGCTCAAAGCGCGGCGGCGTGCTGCAGATCGTTATCGGGGCGGTGGCGCTCGTGGCCGCGTATTTTACTGCGGGCGCCTCGCTGACGGCGATAGGCCTGAGTACAGCTGCCGCAACTGCGACCACGACGGCATTAACCGGGCTAGGTCTGTCGATGATGCTAGGGGGCACAGTTCAGCTGCTGACACCCCAGCCGAAATATAACGTCGGTGCCTCATCCAGTACGGACAATAAACCCAACTACGCCTTTGGCGCGCCGGTGAATACCGTGGCGATGGGATATCCGGTACCACCATTGCTTGGAGAGCGTGAGGTCGGCGGTCCGATAATTAACGCAGGTATTTTCTCCAGCGATCAGCAATAAAAACTGACCAACTCCAGGCCACCTGCGGGTGGTCTTTTTTATGGGTGAAATATGCGACATCTTGAAGATGAGGCCCTAATTCAGGGATGCAAAGGCGGTGGCGGCAAACAGCATACCCCTGTTGAGGATCCGGACGACCTGCTGTCGACAGCAAAATTAAAAATGCTGGTGGCCGTTGCTGAAGGTGAAATTCAGGGTGATCTGACCGCGCAAAAGATTTTTCTCAACGACACGCCACTGGCTAACGATGACGGCAGCTTTAACTTCACCGGCGTGAAGTGGGATTTTCGCCCCGGAACGCAGGACCAGACCTACATTCAGGGATTGCCAGAAACCAATAACGAGCTGTCAGCAAACGTGACAGTCACCACCTCAGCGCCCTGGACACGGCAGTTCACTAACCTGATGCTGGATGCCGTACGCATCAAGCTTAGCCTACCCGTGCAGTACACCTATAAAGACAACGGCGATATGGTCGGCACGGTAACTGAGTACGCTGTTGACCTCTCGACTGATGGTGCAGCCTGGCAAACAGTGGTTAACGGTAAATTCGACGGAAAGACGACCAGTGAATATCAACGCGATCACCGTATAGACCTGCCGGCCGCCACAACCGGATGGGCGGTGCGGGTGCGTCGTATTACGCCTGATTCTGTAGGTAACTCAAAACTGATAAATGCCTTCAAGGTATTCTCGTTTGCTGAGGTGATCGATAGCAAGTTACGCTACCCCAATACGGCACTGCTTTATATAGAGGTCGATGCCAGCCAGTTTACAAGTGGCGCACCGAAGGTGACCTGCAGGCTCAAAGGTAAGCTGGTACGCGTGCCGGACTCTTACGATCCGGTTACGCGCACTTACAATGGCACATGGTCTGGTGGCTTTAAGATGGCCTACACCAACAACCCGGCCTGGATATTTTATGATCTCGTGCTGGATGAGATTTACGGCATGGGTACCCGCATCGATGCAAGCATGATCGATAAGTGGGAGCTGTACGCCATTGCACAGTACTGCGACCAGCGTGTTTCGAACGGGGCGGGCGGCACTGAGCCGCGTTTTACCTGCAACGTTTATATCCAGAGCCAGCAAGACGCCTACACCGTTCTCAGCGATCTGGCGGCTATATTCCGCGGGATCACCTTCTGGGGCAACGACCAGATTTACGTACGGGCGGATGTGCCGCAGGATGAGGTTGATTTTACCTATCACGCATCTAACGTCATCGACGGGCTGTTTACCTACGGCGGCGGCAGTTACAAAAACCGCTACTCATCTGCCCTGGTCTCCTGGTCTGATCCCCAGAACCATTACAGCGACACCACAGAGAGTGTCTACGACTCTGATCTCGTGAAGCGGTACAAGGTCAACCAGATGTCGATGACGGCGATCGGCTGTACCTCCCAGAGTGAGGCCCATCGCCGGGGCCGCTGGGCACTGTTGTCAAACGCGCGCGACGGAACGGTATCATTTGGTGTTGGGCTGGATGGTTATATTCCGCTGCCGGCTGAAATTATCGGTATCGCGGATCCGTTCCGTGCTGGCAAGCAGAACGGTGGGCGTATCCGGACGGTAAACGGGCGTAATGTCACGCTTGATCGGCCCGCTGATTACACCGCAGGCGATCGCCTTGTGGTCAATCTGCCGGATGGCAAGGCGCAGACGCGGACAATCGCGGCAGTCAGCGCGGACAAGCAAACGGTGACGGTTGCTACCTCCTTCAGACTGCAGCCTGAACCTGGCGCAGTGTGGGCTATCGACAGCGATAACTTGGCTATACAGTATTTTCGCGTCACGTCCATCCGGGCGAACGACGACAGCAATGGTGGTTTTACGATTACTGCGGTTCAGCACGACCCGAATAAATACCGCTATATCGATGACGGTGTGCGCATTACCCCTGCGCCGGTGACCGTCACGCCGGTAAGCGTTCTGCCGGCACCGAAAAACATCCTCCTTACCGAAACCGACCACATAGAGCAGGGGCTAACCATAGCCACTATGAATGCGTCATGGGATCGGGTGGACGGTGCTATCAGGTACCAAGCTCAGTGGCGCAAGGACAATGGCGACTGGATAAACGTGCCGGTGAGCAGCGCCCAGGGGTTTGCTGTGCAGGGGATCTACACCGGGAGCTACGACGTGCGGGTTCGTGCGTTGAATGCACAGGAATCAGGTTCGCCGTGGGGTTACGCCGACACGACTTACCTTACGGGTAAGATCGGCAAACCAGGCACGCCGCAGAGCCTGCTGGCGAGCGACAATGTGGTCTGGGCTATCGATATCACCTGGGTGTTCCCGGATGGTACCGGCGATACGGCATACACCGAAATTCAGCGCGCCACCACAGATGACAAGGCTAACCCGCAGTTACTGGCGCTGGTGCCGTATCCGGCGACGCATTACCAACATGGTCCGATGCGGGCTGGCGTCAGCCAGTGGTATCGCGCGCGCCTGGTCGATCGTATCGGCAACACTGGCGACTGGACAGAATGGGTAATAGGCCAGTCCAGCTCGAATGCTGGTGATTATCTCGACATGATCGGCGACACAATCGAACAGACGGACGGCTATAAAAACCTCGTTTTGGATATTGCCGATCTCAGCGACGATATTCAGTCATCGCGCGACGACATCAGCAAAGTTACGACAGAGTCGGCGGCAACCAAAGCGGGGCTGGCGCAGGAGGTCACGGACCGCAAGAAAGCGATCTCCGATCAGGCAACGGCTCAGGGCCAGGCGCTGCTGACCGAGAAGAACGAGCGCGTCGCGGATATCAGCAACGTCAATCAGACGATCCAGACCACCACCGAGTCACTGGCGCAGCAGATTGGGCAGATTTCTGCAGGTACCGGCTCGCAGTTCGACCCGGCCAAAATCTGGTACTTCGATTCGACAGTGGAGGGCTGGACCGGGAACGGAACCCCGACGATTGTTGACGGGTGGATCCGCCCGGCGAACCATGCCACCGATCCATGGGTGCAGTCTCCCGGTTCACTGGGTGTTAACTCGTCGTCCTATCGCTTCGTTAAACTGCGCATCAGGAAGTTCGGGGCACCGGGCTGGGCTGGGCAGCTGCGGTGGCGGGGTACCGGTGGCTTCAACGACACCAATATGGTCACCGTCGCCGAGCCTGCTTATGACGCGAACGGGATCGCCACGCTGGAGTTCGACAATATCCCCTGGCTGACTGAAGCCACGATGAATCAGTTCAGGCTGGATCTGTCCACTAAGCAGGATGCGACGAACTACTACCTGATTGACTGGGTGGCGCTCGGACGGCCTACTCCCGGTGCAGGGATGGCGGCCCTTCAGGCAGAAACGACAGCCCGTGTCCAGGGCGACCAGGCGGAAGCCACAGCGCGCGAGACGCTGGCGGCGCAGATCCGGGGCGGTTATACCGGTGATGATCCGTCGAAGCTGGCCTCGGGCTTGCTCTACACCGAACGCCAGGCGCGCATCACGGCGCAGGAAGCGGAGGTGACAGCCCGGACGGCGCTGGAAGCGACCGTTAACGCCAACAAAGCCAGCGTGACGCAGGAGCTGGCAACGCTGACGACAGAGCAGGAGGCGCAGGCTACTACGCTGTCTGGCCTGCAGACCACTGTCGGGAAAAATA